GCGAAAACTGGGCAAACAATGTGGGGGGTTAATCACTCATTGTGGGAGCATCTTGGATACATTGATAGTGTAATGCATGATAGGAGGAAAGCATATTATGATAATCCACGTTTGGAGAAAGACCCGCTAAGGGCGTGTTTTTTGCCTAAAGATAGAGATTATATTGAAAAGAAATTTAAAAAACTAATGAATAATGGTTGATGTATATATAGCATCCATAAGAAGTAAGCACCTGGCAGAAGTAGTTGAGAGATTAAAACAGCCGGAAGTAGCTACAATTACGATAGTTTGCAATAACTATTCAGACAGTGAGTTTGAAGAGGTTAAAAAGTTACTCCCAGATTGCAAGTTATACAGGGGTGATAATAATAAAGGTTGTTCACACAAGCTACAATATATAGGCAGAGGCAAAAGCAAATATATAGCCCTTTGCGATGATGATTTTATATACCCGGAAGATTACTTTGCTTATTTAATGGCAGGCTGCAAAAAGTATAAAGTCGTTAGTTTACATGGCAGAATATTAAAACCAAGACCGATAAGGAACTATTATGAAGGTAAATCAAAGATGTATCATTGTTTACATGACGTTAAGAACGATGTGAGTGCGGATATAATAGGCAGCGGGGTTTGTATGTTTGAAAGGAATATGTTTAAAGATGTCGGCAAATGGTTTGATTATATTAAACATCCAAACATGACAGACATATATTTGAGTTATTTTATTAAACAGGCTGGATATGATCTCTATGTTTTAAAACATAATAAAGGCTGGTTGAGATCTTATAATTACACCGATTCAATATACACAAAACACCTGAATAAATGTAAAGAACAAACAGATTTTATTAACGAAATATGGGATAAATGAAACATGCAATAATAACACGGTTTAAATATTTTGATGTTGAAGAAATAAAACATCGGATAGAGTTGACTAATAGAACGATTGTTCCAAGTCTTAAGGCTCAAAATCAAAAAGCCTTTATATGGATATTAATAATCAACAAAGAGCATAAAGATTTAATAAAACAAAACATAGATTATCCATATTTGCCTGTATATTCATCAGAAGAGGCTTATAAATATGTAGTTGACAATAATATCCAGATACAAAGCAGCCTTGATAGTGATGACATGGTAAGTGATTGGTATGTAAGACTTATACAGGAGCGGGTAGCAGAAAACCTTGAATGCAAAGCGCTGATTATTCATTTTAAAGTTATAAAGTATTATATCAATGAAAACAGATTTGAAAGGCGCAGGAAAAACTATCATAATCAAATGGTATCAATGTTTTATTCTATTTATCAACCCAACCCCAGCATATCACTATTTGCAAAACCACATAATGAAATGAGTAAGCACGCAGATAGAGTGATTACAATGCCAATAGGTGACGCATATTGGATTCACCACGACACGAATATCCATAAACTAAAAAATTATAAAGAAAAGAAAGTAATATACGAAAAGATATGGAACATTTAATAATCACACATTCGAAAAATGATTGAAAATATAAAATACTTACAAAAGAAAGGTTTAGGCCGGCAAACACCTAATACCTTAATGTATTATTACGAATTATATATGAATTACAATCATTATATAGATATAGGCACAACAAAAATGCAAGCCTATACAAACGTCAGTGAAGATTTAAATTGTTCAGAACGTACAGTAATACGTGCAATAGAGATATGGCAGGATTTGACAAAATAATGGCAAACAAATTATATATTAATAAACTAATTTTGACCTATGGAAATAATTTTAAATGGCGAGGTAGGAATAGATATAACATTATATGATGTTGTCGCTAAGGTGAATGAAGCGAAGCGAAACGGATACCCTATTACTATCAAGATTACAACAATCGGAGGTAGTTCTGAGGAGGGGCGGTTTATACGTGATTTTCTGAAAAATGAAGCGGTTGAGATTGTGGCGGTTGATTATGTTTATTCGGCGGGAATTACAATTTTGATGGGCAGCCAAAACAGATACGCAGAGAGTCCCGATGTTGAGTTTCTGATGCACTCACCACGATTTCATCCTGAGTATATTCATCATATGCTTGGATTGGATGCACATGACGCCGAACAAGTCAAAAAAGATATTGATGCAGAAAAAAACGCACTTGCGGACATATACAGCGAGGAATTAAGCTGCGAAAAGCAAACAATATTGAACTTGATGGAGCAAGACTGCATAATTGACACACAAACAGCTAAAGGGCTGGGAATAATCAAAGATATAAAACAAAATATAAAAGAAAATACCACAAAGCCTGATTATAAGATTGCGGCAAAGTGGTACGTAAATAATCAAATTGAAAATAAATTAAAAAATGCTATGGATGAAAAACAAATCAAAGAGTTAGCCAGTAAGGTTGATGAGCAAAGCAATGTACTTTCAAAAATGTACGATGGGGTTAAAAAACTGTTCATACCTAAGGCAATTGAACTCAACTCAGAGGAAGGTGTTCTGCTGGACATTGATGCAGATGACATCGAATCTATTGTTGAAGGTGAAACCAAAGTCAATAACGAAGTGGCAGATGGTACTTATACAATCCTGAAGGATGATGTTAAGTATAAATTGACTATTGAAAACCAGGTTATCACCGCAAAAGAAGCAGTACAGGAGGAAGATGTGGAAGCCTTGAAACAGGAAATTGCATCCTTAAAAGAACAACTGCAAGCAAAAACCGATGACGTTTCGGCAAAAGAAACTGAATTGAACACTATCACCGCTAAATTCAACGAATTTCAAACGGAAATGAACAAACAAAAAGATTTCATTGAAAAAATGAAAAACTTACAAGCGAAATACGTTGATGATAATGGCGAGCTTAAATTTAACGACAATCGCAAAAAAGATAAAAACGATCTTAAGTCGATTGCAGGCAGAGTAAGAGAAGTATTTGAAAACAAAAATAATTAATTATGAGTAATACAAAAATAGATTTTTCAGGATTAACCGCAGCGATTCCCGAAGTGGTTACGGATATGAAAGACCTTGTGAAAAAGAAGGTTTTTAATGAGGGAAATTTCGGAAATTTATTAACCGTTACAGGCGGAATTGACCATGATAAAAAGGTTGGTTATCTCGGTGAAATGGGCGATATAGGAGAAAAAGCAAACCCGTCAGGGTGTACGCTGAATACACGAGTAGTCACATTACCAATTACCGAGGAAACATGGGAGCCAAAGCCATTTGATCAAAGATTGTTTTTTTGTGCTGATGATCTTAATAATACAATTGGACAAAAGGTACTTGACAAAGGCATAGATAAGTATGATATGCAGCAAACAGAGTATTTCAAGCTGTTACTTGATTATATATCAAATCAAATTCAAAAAATGAATTGGCGTTTTGCGTGGATGTGTATTTTGGATGGAACTAATGTTGATGATTCGCCTCCCGGGGAATTTACAGCCGGCGTTGATAAGAATTTATTGAATGTGCAAAATTCACTATTCAAAAGAGCGTACGATGTGATTGGCAATGAGGCAGGACAGAGAGTTGAGATAGATGCTAATAATCAATCAACCTATCAGGAGCAGTTGGATGAATTGACTGGAGAGAAAGCGTTTGAAATAGCGCAAAAGATTTATTTCGATGCACCATTAGAAATTAGGCAACATGTATTAGAAGGGAATGTGAAAGCATTGTGTACCCTGTCATTTCATGACAAATTATCACAGTATATGCAAGGAAAAGATCTTGAAACTACATTCGCTAACCTACAAGATGGCACGAGAATCGTAAAGGTTAATGGCGTTGAGTATGTAGCAGTTCCTGAATGGGATTACATGATTAATCGTTTCAACAACACCGGAACCAAATGGAAGGATCCGCACCGTGTTCTTTTGACCACAAAAGACAATATGCTGTTTGGTATTCCATCAACAACCGTTTGGAATAACTGGGAAATGTGGTATGAAAAAAAGGACAAAGGTGTATATTTAGATATTTCCGATAAGTTCGATACGAGATTTGCACATAAAAATATGTTAATGTTCGGAGTATAAAAAAACAAAAACTATGAATACAGAATATTGTAAAATAGCAAATGACCTGATAGCCGATTGTGAAAAACCACCGGTGTCGGGTAGTAAAAAGAGGGTAATCATATTACCGCGTCGAATTGTAAAGGATTGGACGTTAAACGAAACTAACCCCATCAAAGTTGAAAGTATTACTCGAACTGATGATGGAACCAATTATGATAAAGGCTATCAGTATATAACAGATAAAGCACTGCATCCTGCACATGAAAAGGTAGAGGATGATTTTGGCGTAGGATATATACACAGATTGCCTTTTCCTGTAAAAGGACTGACTGCTGCTACAAGGTGGGAGCTAGCTAAATTAGCACGAGAAGGCGATGGAGTTATCGCTATCGTTGAGCAGAATTATAGGGAAGGCGACAGTAAGTGGCGAGTGATGGGGTTGAACACAGGTTTGTTTGTTGAGCAAGATAATGATGAAAATAACAGTAATATTTCTGATTTGATTCTTGCTTCGAAAGAAGATGCACCTGAGCCTTTCTCAGCACAACATTTTTTTGATACAGATTATGAAACTACTGATGCTGCCATTGAGGATTTACTTGAAGCGACTGAAGTTCCAGCGTAATCAACTAAGGGGGTGCAATACCCCCTTTTTAAAACTTTTCTTATGTACGACACAATAAAATCTTATATAGAATTTGTAGAGCAAACGAAAAGGCTAATTAATATTAAGCCTGTTACGTATTTTGCTGTAAATAATAAAGAATTTACGACTGAATATCCTAAATTGTACGATACATTGAAAGTATGGTATAAGAAGATAATGCATAAAGAGCCAAACATACGTTCGTGTATGACTTTTGTAGATACATTTATGGATTTATATAACTTAAAAATACAAACTGTTATGGAACAATTACAAATAAAGCATAAATTAAATTCAAAACATCCGCAAAGCCCTTTCAAGATTGACGGTCAATATTATGGGCGCAATAATCCGAAGCTGACTAATGAAATTTGCGAGAAAATATTACAAAAATATGGTGAATCTGCATTTGAATATTATGATAAAGATTGGCGAAGTCGTGAAAAAGCCGTTATAAAAGAAGGCAAAATAACTGCTGAAAATCTAAAAGAGCATTTTGAAGTTATACCTGCTGAATTAGAAGAAAAAATGGCGGATAATGTCGATTTGAACACAAAAACACACAAGCAATTATCGCAAATGATAAAAGAAATGCGTGCATCAGGAAAAATAGTCAAAGTAAACGGTAATTCAAAACAGGCACTAATAGAGGCGATCAATGATAACACTGACAGCTAAAGACACACTTGTAATTGAAGAGCATCGAAATTTAGGCATTTACAATTTTGGNATNGATAATNTATACCCNAATTGGAGTGTTAATTTTGCGGAAAACTCGCCATCTCTACATGCTGCATTATGCGTATATGAGCGTTTTATTTTCGGCGATGGCATGACACATAGTAAGGATTTTTGGAAGCGTAAAATCAATATATATGGTTTAAGGGTAGATCAATTTTTACGTCGAATNGTGCGAAGTTATGCNATACATAGAGGATTTGCGTTTAAGGTGCTGTGGAACGGAGCGGGAGAAATAACCGGTATAGTTCCTGTAAAATTCGAAAATTGCCGCCTCGGTAAGGCAGATGACAATGGGGTTGTAAAGAAAATACGATATTGCAATGATTGGAGTAAAAAAAGATTATACGACCAAAAGGATATATTAGAATATGATGTATATAATGATGACATTGAAATAATCCACAGGCAAGCAGAATTAGCCGGGGGATGGGACAATTATAAAGGGCAAATTTTTTATTGGGGCGATAATGGGGAGTTGAAATATCCGCATAATTCATTTCACAGTGTATTAGAAGATTGTGCTACGGACATAGGTATAAAGAACGGTAAAAACGCAAATGTGTCTACTAATTTCGTGGCTTCTCATATGATGGAATTGCCTTTCACTTTTCAAGAAATAGCCGATGAACTTAATGCAAAGGTGCCTGAGGGTGGCAGAAAAGTTGATCCAGATCAGTTGCGGGAAGATTATAAAAAACAAATGACCAGTTTTCAATCAAATGAAAATGTTGGGAAATTCATGTTGGTTGAAAATACAAAAACAGATAACGAAGGTAAGCAAATTCCTATCAAGGTTGAAAAGTTTGAACTACAGAATTACGATAAAATGAACGAATACACAGAAAAAAGTGTAAAAGAAAACATCCGGCAAAATTATAATATCCCACCAATTTTATTACAAGAAACCGCAACAGGATTTTCAACTGAAATATTTAAGCATGCCTATAACTATTTTAATGAATTGACAAAATATGACCGGCAGATTTTTGAAGAAACATTTATAGAAATCTTTGAAAACTGGGTAAATGATGTTCAACATGATTTATCAATTAAACAATTAGAAGCTAATGTTGCTGACGTATAATGAATTCCAGAAAATATGTACATTTGTTGACAAAACAAACAGCGAAAAGTACATCAAATATTATAAAGCGAGTATTGAAACATATCTATCGGATTTGATTGGTTCGGCTATGGTCTTAAAGCTCTCAACTGGGTTTTATCCTGAATTAAAAGAACTTGTTCAAGCGTGTATAGCTACTAATATTGAGTTGATGTTCGTTGAGTTCGGAAACATAACCATAACTGGCGAAGGGAGTAATACACGACAATCTGATTTTACCAATAGACCGGATTATATTGACAAAAAAAGCCAAATCAAATCAATATACAAGGTATTAAGAAGTTTTGAAACGCAATTGTTAAACAAAATTCAATCGGGTGATTACCCTGAAAGCGAAACAGGTAAATTAAGCACACGTTTTGATTTTAAAATAACCGCAATAGGATGATTTACAGACCAATAGCAGTATATCAAGGCGAGGACTTTGAATTTGAATTAATCTTTGAGAGTACGGTTGAAGATGTGAAAGCACGTTACCTGCATTCAGACGGAAAAGAATTCAAGATAATTGACTTAGTTGATGACAAGATACATTTAACGGCTGAAGATACAAAAGAGGCCTCACACGATACTTATGGGCTTGAAATAATGTACAAAAAAGATGAGAAAGTGCAAAAAATAACAAAAGACAGGTTTATTACAATCGTACCAAATGACTTTGATTATGAAAATAACGATTAAACCTATGAAGCCTGTTTTAAAAGAACAGGAAAAATTGGAATTAAAAAAGACGGCTGTTAAAATCTACGTTCCAGATAATAAGAACATTCAAATCATATATCAATAATGGCACAAGGAAGGAAAATATCCGAAATGGATTTGGTGGACGTGTTACAGGCAGAAAAATATGTAACAGTAGTTGACAACGGCGATAATAAGAAATA